CTTTAATTACTTCAGTAAGATGGCCTTTAGCTAAAATATATTCACCGATCATCGTGCAATAAACATTATCGGGGATGGTGAAGCCCATTTCCACAAGCCACTGAACATCGAACTTAGCGTGATGCGCTACTAAGATGTCAGCTTCTTCGAGGGCTTGCTTCAGTGTATCAGGGCTGTCAGCCATTTCCTTTTCATTGTGGTGAAATACCAATGTCTGTACTGGCTCTCCAAGCCAACAGAAGTGGGCTGATACGCATTTGTTTTTCGGGTTAAAGGGTGAGTTATCTATCTTTCCGTTAAGTCTTTGTATGGTCGTTTCCAAGTCCAGTATTAGTGTTTTCATTCAATGCCCCAAAGTTTATTTTGATTTCGGATAAGCTTCTGCAAAAGATCGATTTGCTCTTCAAATAACTTAGCCTTTTCTTGCGTTGCTCTACGCAGCTTTTCTTGCTGTTCTTTTAGTTGCTCTTCGTAAAATTCTTGTAGGTCTGTCTCATTCAACATAACGGCTTACCTCTGGCTGAATTTCGCAAATAACACTCCCGTGAAATCCACTTAGTTTATTTTTGCTGATGTATAATTGTCGGGTGGTGTTAGGTTCATCATCATTGCCGCCTGATGGCTTGCCGATACCCAGACAGACATCGATCTCAGCGGCCTTGCCTGTCTTAGATCCTTCGAGCATGCTGAAGTCGATCCGCAGTTTGCCCTCTGCTTCAGCCGAAGCTTGGCTCACGGCTATCACCGCACAGTCATGTCGCTTTGCGAGTTCCCTGATAGATCGATAGAGTTCCCTGATGCGCTCATGGCTTGCGTTGTAGTTGCCAGAGATTTGTATCTTGTCTGCCTGATCTAGTATCAGAACATTCGGCTGCACTCTTTCGCAGTACGCACTGATCTTATCTAGATCCCACTCCTGTGCGTCATGCATAATAAGATTGTCTCTAACGCCAGTGTACATGCTCATGGCTAAGTCAGGATCTTCAGCGATCTGTTCACGGGTCATGCCAGAACACGCTTGGATAGCTCTCAGCTTTGTCCGTGTGGTTTTCTCTTCGTTCCCAACGTAGACAACTTTGTATCCTTGATGACAAAAGCCACCAGGTGATGCACACAAAGAAATAACGAATGCAGACTTACCTGTTTCGGGCCTAGCTGCGACTAACATGAAGTCACCGCCACCAATCCCGTAGAGGTGTCGGCTCAAAGTTTCGATATTGAACTTACATTTATTCTCGTTACTAGTCTCTGCTAGAAGCTCATAGATATTATCTGTTGTGGGTTCACCAAAGTCATCAACGACAAAACCATCACCAACGCTTTCTATCAGGCTCTGTAGCCTTGAAAGCGCACCTGTATCACCCTCTGCCATATTAATACCAATGTTGGCTATCTCACGCCCAATATCGGCTCTCCAGAGCTTTGTTATAACATCTGTAGTAACATCTTCGCCAAGAGCCTCAACTCGCTTCAGTTGATCTATTACATCCCTACACTCATGTATCTCCGCAGGAGTAGCCACGGGGTTATCCGTAAGCCACAGGCTGTAGATTTCATCTAAGGTAAGATCTCTTGCATACTTTTCATGCGCCTCTTTTAGCTTATCGTATATTGATGCGTACTCACCACTGAATAGTGTCCTGCGTAAGTTCGCCTGATTCGCTAAGAAGGTGCTATTACTAAGCAGCGTTTTTATTAGCTGTTGTTCCATAATACCGCCCTATACTATTATTATTATAAGGTGGCATAATAAAGCACTTAGTGTAACAAAAAAAGCCCCAATCTTTGGACTAGGGCTACTTTTTTAAATTGTTGTTTAAAATCAATTAGTTCGAAATTTCATCTTAGTTATGTCGGGAGGAACATCACCTCGTCGTTCTTTCATGTCTATCTGATGAAAAACCACACGCTTATTGTCTTTTACAATATCTGTGATTGCTTCTTCTAATTTCTCTTGTTCTTCAGCGGCTCCTTTAAAACCACCGTCGATCAGGTAATCGATAACGATTATTGCTCTGGCTTTCATTTGTACCTTTTCCTTGTGTTTATAGTCGGTGCTAAGGGTAGCTTCGACTGTGTATTAACTATTTATCTACGTAATCTATATACGTATCTATGTTCAATGCTAATCCGTGATCATTTTTTCGGGGTGGGGCTAATGCCACATTGGGGCTGCCCCAAACGAAGTTACCTACCCAATCACTAGTAGTAGATTTGCGGTTTATTTTTAAAAATCTTGTAATAGTTCGATGATACATAACACCTACACTAGTCAGCGTGACTAATCTTTTATTCCACCAACGAAAAGAAATATAGTTTCGGAAGAAACTTTTTCTCCATCCAGTGTATTGGGTAATGTTTACGTTCTTATGGTTGTATATAACTCTTTTAGCCATATTATTATACCAGTACTTTATTTAACTCTACTACAGATAACAATTTTAAATCTTTGTCAGTGAATCTAACATAACTAATGTTTGAACACTGCCCACTAATAAACACTGCCCTGGAACTTGCGTCTTTGTCAAGAATAATTGTTACGTCATTGTACTTACTAAGTGTGTTTTTAACTGGCACTGTGACATTTGTACCCAGTAGGGCATAGCCTGTATACCCATCTAAGCGACTGACAGAACATGCTGAAGGAACATCCTCGACGAGAACCGCACGGCTACCTGTGCCAACCTCAACACCCTTAGAGGTATCCCCGTAGCTCCACCACTTTGGTGTGCGCTTATCCAAAGCCCTTCCTACAGCCCCTAAACCGTCAGGGGTGTAGAAAAGAACTCTGTTATCAGATGGAGCATATCTGATCTTTATATAGCCTCGCTCATAAGCTTCAAGGGAATTGACCTCTTCTAGGTATTCGAGGGCAGGTCGGTGGTTCTCTATTGCGGTGGTTATATCGGGCATCCGATTGACCTTCCGCTTTCGTTGAGTAGGAGAACCCCCGATATAATTTTTCAGGGCATCCATTTCTCTAGAGCCTCGAAAGCTCCCCTTTACTGAACAGGATGCAGAGTAACAGTTCCAAACCAGAACCCCGTCATATTTATCGACTGTGAACTTATTTCGCTTGCCACAAGAAGGACAAGCAACTGTCTTTTTTTCACCCTCAGTTAAATTTAGCGTTTGGACAAACTGTAGTTGCTCACGGTAAATCAAAATATTTTTCCCCACATGCAGGGCATAGAAATTCAAAACTCATTGCCCTGTCTTCTTCTTCACCTTTTATGTAAAAGCTAGGAACATATGTGTAGCAAACTATCGTTACATCTTCTTTTGGACGTATTAACTTGCAACATTCACCACAAGCTCTGAGCTTATCTGACTTTGCTTTTTCTGCGCCTTTAAACTTAATATTAGTTATATTTTTATACTGCATCGATTTGCTCCCTAATTAAATTAGCGAACTATTAGGTGGCCTATACTGTTAAGTTATTGATTTTATATGTCAACACTTAATTACGCCAGTTAGGTATGGGCCTAGTAACCCCAACCCCTTGCTAAGTCATTGTTTTTATTGGAATCGGACAATACCCTGAAGGTCAGAGGTTCAAATCCTCTCCCCGCAACCAACTCATTGATAATAAACAACTTTTACCTAACAGTTCGAGTCTAGTCTATAAAAGTCTAGATTTTCTTGTCAATACTCATTTTTTTTAATCTAAAATTCCACCGAACTTCTCTCTTAGTTGTAGCTCTCTTAGGTACAACGCAAGTGTTCTTAGCTCTTCAATCATGCCTGTTTCCACGAAGCCTGAGAATAGTGGCTTACGGTCTTTAGCTGATAGGGCTTCCCCTGCTATTAGAGAGAAAGTAAGGCCATGCTCTTCAGAGTTATTAATCTCAAAAGTTACATGACCCACTTGGAAGAACTTAGTCTCCTGTGAGGCTTTACTCCTTTTCGCAGCCTCTTGCTGATGGTGTCTAGTTTGTACGTTCATTACGTGGTCTACCTCTGCCTCTGCGTTCACTATGAGGAATATCCTTATTCATTCCATTACGAACCATATAGGCTACCCATCCATGACTAAGCTTGAGTTGCTTGGCGGCTTCGGTGGCGTTTATGTAGTCTTTTCCGAATAGCCGACATGGATGATGGTACTGCGGTTTTAGAGTTTGATTTGTTTCCAAAGATATTTATTCCTTTTCGTTGAGCGTAACATTTTGGGCAAAGAGCTTTTTCTTCATACCCGTCTTTGAAGACCCCGTAGGATCTGCATTCGTCATAATTTTCGCAAGGTGGTAGCATGGCAAACTCCTAAAAATCTGGTTCACCATTGGCATCGAAGTCGGGCTTCCTGAAGAAGCTCTTTCCGATTTCTTCGCTTTCAATATTGTCTATGCCATCTTCATCGATGTGCCTTGGTAGCAATCCGATGTATTCTAAATGCGCTAAAAGCCTGATAGGTAACTGCGCTATATCCATTGGTCATTCCTTTCTAAGTTCAGTTTGTATTGCCTGTATTAAGTCAATCAGTCTTTCCGTGAGGACGCTTGGTGGCTTGTTAATCAGCCGTTGTAGTTCTTTCTCAAACGCCCTTCTTGCCTCAGTAGTATTGTTCATTCTCCTTAAACCTTTTGCTTTGTGCAGTTGCTGCCAATTTCTTGGTTCTTTTGACGTAGATATTTAACATCTGACGTGATTTATGGCCTGTTACTGCAGCAATCTCGTCTTCAGTTGCTCCACTTTCAGCCAAGTCTGTAGCACCTGAGTGCCTAAGAAATCGTATCTTTAGACGTTCAGGAAGCATACATTCCTTGCGAACTAGGGCTGCAATCTTGTTGTACATACGATTGTCGTATCCTGTTCCCGTTTTCTCGTAATTTAAGATAAAGTCATCTTGTCCATACATGTTATGGTCAGCGACAAGTCGCTTTAAAATCCTTGGACTTGCATCCACAATTATTTCTGTTTTTGTTTTTTCCTGAGTAAATACGAAAGTCTCGCCATCAAAGTTTTCCCACTTCAATTGGCGCATATCTCCAGGTCTTTGGCACAAATCGTAGCAGAGCATTGCTAGTGTACCTATAGATGGAAAACCCATCGTATCTGCAGTCTCAATAAATCTATCAACTTGTCTTTCAGTCCAGAGAATGTCGCAGATAGTATCGGAATCTAGTTTAATGACTTTCCAAGGATTACCTTTTAGTTTGTCATTATCTTCACACACATTCCAGACAAGCTTCAAAAACTTAATTGTATGTCTTGCTCTGTGGGCTGAAACATTATCCCTTAAATACGCATACAGTTTTTGTACATGGTCTTTTCGTACATTAGAAGCAAGCATATCAGTAAACGGGCCATTATTAATCCGCAGGTGGACTTTGTTCAGACCTGTAATTAAATGATTGTAAGTTGCTTTACTATTAGGCGCTAATTTAGCCCAACTGTCGGTTGTTTTATAGTAATTAATCATGCCTAACACAGTGCTAGAATTAATCCTATATACTTTCTCGACATCTTTACGCCATGCCTGATGAAGCCTATCTACTTCAATACATCTAGCAGCGGCATCAGCTTTGCTATCATACGTTTCATATGATGCGCCTATTCTTTCCTTAACGTAATCAGGTGGATTAACTATAAATACCGTCTTACCTG